CTCTTGATTCTAAAGGTTTGCTCCCTACCATTACGTGTATCCTCTACAACTACCTGCATTGACCCCGAGTCTATATAGGATAAATGTAAGTAATCTAAGAACACCTTACTGGCAACAGCGGGTTTACCACCTTCATCAATAGGTACTAACTGAGAGAGTTCAACATCCATAGGGTATCTAAACCCAATACTAAATCTCTCGTCAGCCATAATCAGATATTAACTCCTCTAACTGTTAGTGTACCACCGGTGAACACCGTGGCATTCTCTAGTCTTATGTCGAACGCATGGTCTGACCAAGTGTCACCACCTGTAGGCCAACAAGGCCAGTTGTCAAAACCACTAGACGCGTAACCTGCACCCGCGTATGTTGCTCCAAACCCCAGACCTTCAGTGGCATGTCCATAACTCCTAGTTGCAGACACATGCTTGTGCCCTCTAGGAGCTTTAGCAACACCTGTGGCTGACATGAAGAAACCAATATCAACTATGTCCCCCTCATCTAGGCTCACATTAGTCATTAGGAAGGCCTCTTGACCACTGCCTACAAACTCAATGTAAGTAGTTGGTGTATTCACATTGTAAACTACTACACCTATTGCTCTATCAGATGCTACACCCGATACGCTGACACCCTTGAGTTCAACGTATAGTTCATCGTACTGATCCCATGATACATCATGTAAGACCTGTGCTGTACCAAGGTCATTACCCCCAGCATTAGTCAAGTCGAATGTGTACAAGAGGTCACTACCTGTATCCTTAGGTTTAGACTCGAGTGTCAACGGGGTGATAAACTTAATGTCATCAGTCCCTGCGTCTACCTCAGCCTGTGAAGCCTTGGTTCTAGTTATTGCGTCAATCTTTGATGTCACTGAGTCTGACACATCGTAAGGAATGTCTGTACCCTCTAGGGCACCAGTGGTTCCAAACACAGTGTTAATCCATTTCTTAAATATCATATTGTACCTCTACCTTGATTCTACTATCATATAGCTACCGACTTCAGCCGTTAAGTTACCTGTAGTTGTTAAGTTAGCCACCTCTGCGTAAACGTAATCATTTATATCCAACTGTGTAGATACAATTAGATCGAAGTATGCAAAATCCCTACCACCTTGTAGGTTATTAATAGGGCGACTTTGTGTTATCACATCCACTAGGGTACTAGCGGAGTCATCCCACCGTTTTACCCGAAGTTGTACGGTGTCATTAGCGGGCCCTTCAAGTGATACAGCCAGTGTCAGTCTGAAATCTCGGGGGTCTGTACCTAGATGTCTCAGTTGGCCAGAAGCAGGTGAATCAAAGTGTACGAGACCACCCGCCGTGAAAACACCTAGTAGGTCAGTAAACACCCCTGTCGAGCTAATGATAGTCGCAACCTCAGATGTGACATTCCAAGCACCTCCTACAAACGTATTAGGCAACCCACTATTATTACGAAAGGCTGAGCACAAATCACTAGCTGATACATTAGGTAACAGCGTGGTATCCCCTGCATCCTTAGTACCATTACGAGACATCTCACAACCCTGTAATTGCAAGGTACTAGGGTTTGGAAAATTACTAGGGGCAAAATCTATCAAAGATACAGTCGTATTCAGATCAGCGTTCACGTCTGAGAAGAAGCGAGATGACATCGTAAAACCAACACCTGCTGAGAATAGACTGTATGCCCCATCAGTAAGTGAGCGAACGATTGTGGTTGTACACTTGTAACCACCAATCCACGTTCCACGTAGCTCTAACTGAGGTGTACCCCCAAACCTACCTGTGCCGAGTTCTAGACCTTGCCTATAACCGTCGATGTAACCGAGTGATGTGCAGTTCTCCCAATTAACCCTATTATGCTCAAAGGCACTAAAGCCCGAAGCATCGGTCAATGCGTAGACCGAGGAGTTCGTACCAGATACGTCATAGGTTATATCTTGATCGAGGACGTTCCCACTACCACCCACTGGTGAGGTGAATAAGGTATAGTTAGGTTGCGTGCTTATTAATTTAGATATACCTAGGTTGAACCCTCTAATGTTAATACCTCCTGCTGGTACTTCAATAGTCTGTGTACCCATATCTACTACCCCATCTATGAAGTACTCCACTGTAGGATTTATTGTAGCTAGCTGACTAGCTTCGGTAACCACTACACGGCCTGTTAGGCCAGAATTATCAGCCAGCCACTCCACACCTCCCGCACCCGTGGGACGTAGTACTTTATTCACATCCACTTCAGTAGCGGTTAACTCCTCTATAGCGAAGGTGGGTGTTGACTCTGCTACACCCTCGGTGTAAACAAAAGTCACTACCTCTGTCTCAACCGCTTGTCCACCAATGAAGTTGATAGTGTCCCCACCATCTACTAAATTATAGTCTGTTCCTTCAATTAACTGATTACCATACTTAGCAAGTATTAGAAGGTCACTATTCTCACCAGCAGGGTTAGCTACTGCTAGAGTCCCATCAATGGTATGACTGGCTGTCTTCATTGCGCTAGAGGCACTGTTAGCTAGCTCTGTGAACATACCAGCTGTGAAGTAGTTCTTCACTAAGTCCCCTACGATCCATGTCTGTGGGATTGTCCCTTCCTGTCCACGTTGGATAGTGTAAACCCTTGTTAGGGTATCAAGGTCAGTACAGCGTACATACTCAATAGCTCCTGTGGATGCACTAGTCAATGTCATGATTGTGTAATCAGCAGGTGCTGAAACATCTGGTAAACCTACGATACTAGATACTGTCATCGTAGTGTCTGAACTACCTAATGCAACACCTAGTGTCACTTGGTTATTATTTGTTACTACTAAGGGCATTTTAAGCTCCTGTGTCTATTTGGTTAACGCCTATGGTGTAAGTACCTAGGACTTTATCATCTGTGGCTTCTGGTGTAATAACTCCAGAGCTTATACCTATGAATACCAAGAAGTGATTACCCTCTGATATAAACTTACGATCATATAGGTATTCCTCACCTGTCCAACGATCTATTAGAACACCTTGTACACATTCCTGCCCATACTGATTGTAGACTTCCTCAGTAACTTCAGCTGTGATGTTGTCTTGACCAAAGGTTATATCCTCTTGAGCTGTGAGAGTCTGATTGTCAATCAAAGGTAAAGTTACCTTGAATGGAATCTCTGTACCTTCACGTAGTATCTCAACGGGTTGATCCTCTAGGTTCATTGTGGTTAACACAGTGTCTTCACCATCTTGGGCTAGAACTACTAGGTTACCACCGAACAAGCCACCACCGATCGGGTTGCACCAGAATTCCCACTTAACCCATGAGGATTGAAGTTTCTGATTACCTTGCCAAAAGAACTTGTATACCCACAGTGTATTATCACAGGTGTCCCTAGCTTCGTTCTTATCAATTAAGAATAGGTACTCGAGGTTAGGCTCTGCAAGTATCTGCTTTATGTTGGCTGGTAGGAATCTAGGTACATGACCTGTTACACCTACAGCATCAGCTACTAGTGTATCTGGTGTGATAGCGTACTCTCTCATTGATGAGTAGCGACCTACTGGAGCATTGAAGAATAAGGATGAGCCTACTGACACAGGGCTTGCCTCAAGGTTTGCATTGTATGCAGTCGTGGGGTCTACCGTGATGTTCAACGCTGTGAAAGGCTTACCATCCGAATGGAGTGTAAACTGCTTGTTAGTACCAAACAGAACTAGGGAGTCGGGGAATGTAGCTACGTGTATGAGGTTCAACGCTGTGTTTGAACTCACGGATATATCTACAGGGTCATCGTCCAACACCTCTTTAATCGAGGTAGGGAAGAAGTTAAACAAGTCGTCAATCCTAGATAGTATCACGTTCTCACCACTGAGGAACCCTAGTCTGTTCTTATAGAAGAATACCTCAGAGATGGGACTTCCTGTAAACGAGGGGTTTGGAGCCTCTTCAATAGCACCCGATTCCTTGATAGACCAGTCAATGTTCTCGACACTGAAGTAGATCTGATTAGGCGTACCTGTGATTGTACCTGCTGGATCGTCCACTCGTCTGACTACTGTCTTAGGCATAGTGTTTGGCTCAAGGGCCTCGGGCTCATTCGGGCCAGTTGTCTCAAACCAAGCGTCTTTCTCCTCGTCATACTTAAGGTAATGCTCAGCTTCACTAGGTGTGTCTGATTGTATACGTACTACTGCACCATCTAAAGCTCTAGGTGGAAGGTTCTCAAACTTAGCGCCTTGGCTGGAGGTTACACTCATGGTTGAATCACTATATGTATCTGTGGCTACAACCTTAGGTAACGCCCCATCAGCTCTACGTATAAGCATGACTGACTTAGATATCTTAGATACCACATAAGTCGTCTCACCTACGAAGGCTAGTATAAACTCATCAATGATGACCTCAGTGTCATTCAAGCTACCCTTGGGTGCTGTCATCTCTAATGTACCATCAATGATTAACTTGCGCTCAACCTGCTCTATACCGTTCTCAACCCATAGATATACATCATTGGTTAATGCAGGAGTGTTACTCGCTGGATTCATATTGGCTACGACATTGGTATTAACTAACAACGTGTTATCTAGTACAGTGGTTAACTTCAAGTCCAAGCTAGGTTTGTATAGACCAGTGGTTGAATCCACAGTCTCAATGTACGTTTGAACAGCTGGTACATCATAGATGATAGGTAACTCATTACCAGAGAGATCGAACACTGTGCTATTACCTGTGTTAGACCAAGCCATGACATACTGCTCTTGGCTATCCCTGTTAATGGTGTGAACCAGTGTATCCATGTTGAGAGTTGAACCTACCTTACGAGTGATTACCTCTGCTGGTGGACGCTTCTCTAAACCGTAGGATACGGACATCTTGGCATTCACCGCGTCAGACACTTGGTTTGGCAATCTGAGTTCAACCGCTTGTTGACTAATCCCATTGTACAGGGAGTTGTCATTACGAATAAATTTACTCATTAGAGGAACCTCCCTGCATTGTAAACTAAGTAACCTGCTTCTAGTGCTATTAGAATACGTATCACGTAAGGCACTGAAGACCACTTTATAAAATTATTCATGGCCTACCTCAAGTGATGGTTATACTGCATGTGCCTACTGGCTATGTAGTTTACGTCTGGGTTATCGAGGAGTGACATCTTGTTGTTACGTCCTTGATACCTTAGGTACTCGTAGTTAGCATCGTCCAAATCTTGTTGGATAGAGTTCAACACTGAGTCTGACCCCTTGAGACGGGATACCACACGATAGGCTGCTTTGATGGTGATGTAGTTCTTGATCATCTCGGGCAGGGAGTCGAACGTCATGTTCCACACGATGTCAACCACTAGGTCTTTATCAATAGTGAACGTATGGGCTTTCTTATCGTACACCATACCATCACGTTGGACATACTGCTCATGGGTGTCGTGCTTCACGATCCAACGGAGTGTTCCAGCAGGTATCAACACTGTACCATCTGGTTCCTTGAGTAATGTATAATCCTCATCTGTATTCTCTTCTAACCCTTTATGTAAGGCTTCCTTGGTTACTGATTTCAATATTGCCAGTGATCTGATCCAGTCTGGGTCAATCAACAAGTCGTTGATATCCACAGGTGCGGGTATACCTAGATAACTAGATATAACCCCAACCGCTGACAACTCAGTGATACTACTGGTTGTGTTTATAGGCATTATCAGCCTCCTTTTTTAATATTCTGTAGTACTGTGATCTCAATCACCAGTTTACGCAGTGAGTCATCTAGTTTAACAATTAGGTGTTGGAACTGCGCACTCTCCTTCTCAAGTATAGCAATACGGGATCTACCCTCGGGTATACGTAACTCATTCATACTACTATGTAAGCCCTTCAACTGCTCCATTAGAGCGGGGCCATTAACATGACTAGATCGTAAGGTGTGTACATTATCCGATAACACAGCCAGCTTACTGGTTGTCCCATTCACCCAAGTTGCTAGTGCCACCATACTCACGGATAGGAGACCTAGTATAGTTCTTAATATATTCTCATTCACGGTGTTTTCCTTAGAGCAAAGTACTTAGCTCCAATTATAATTAAATATAGTAATAGTACAATACCTGCACCTATTGCAATCTCTGTATACCACTTAGCAACAACAAAACTAGATGCACACATTATGACACCTATGAAGTCATCTGTCCTGTCTGGTGTACTAATTGCAAACCAAAGCATAGCTATACCGCCAGCCATGAGAACCCAAGGTAAGTAAGCCTCAAACTTAGTAGGCTCTTTCACTTTTTTATCAAACTTACCGACTTCCTTTTTTATTACGGGAAGTTCTGACTCAATGTTTGACACACTGTCTTTAATAAGTTTGACCTTAGGTTTTGTCTCGGGGTATTCTACTTCAATCTCATATGCAACCTCTTTGATTACTGTGAGCTCTGCAGTGACCCTATCAAGAGCCTCAATAACCTTTTGCTTACTTGGGGTAGAACAAGAGGTTACGAGGTTTAATAAGAGTGCTACAGTGAAGCTAGACCTCATCTACAGGCAATGTGACATCATTGTCCAAAACCCATTGTTCTAACTCTGCTTCTGTATTGGTTCTTCTGTAGGAGATCTTTGTACCTACTTCATGATTTTTATTCATTTTAAAACCTCTTTTTATTTATTAACTTAATAACCGCCTTATACACACGCTTAAACCTTTATCAAATCGCATTATATAATTTTGTTATATTATTCTTACACAAAAAACCCCACCATTAAGCAGGGCTTTTTATATTTAATTTACATCACTGCGTTAAATCCAATAACCTCACATCGAATTGATAACCATTAGTTGTGCAATACGCCTCCAACTCCAATATCTTATCTTCATTGGCCCTTACCCCCGCACTAGTGAGGTAATCGGCGAAACCTTCAGTTACCCCATCTGCCACGGGGTGATTATCCTGTATTACATAACTAATCACATCTGAAAAAATCAATTCAGTCACAATAAAAGACTCGCTCATGCAATACTGGATTAATTCTAACATATCAGTACTTGCATAAGTCGGGTGCATTGATTGCATGTAAGCTAATTTAGCCTCGGTGTCAATCCTTCCCTCAAACTTAGTGACCCCAAGCGCGTCTACCCCATTGATACTAATCACCCACTTTGTACCATCATTTGATACTGAATAGATTTCATCTACTGCTTCAATTACTTCAATCATTTTTATACCTCTAAGCCGTTATGTGTCACAGTCCATCCCTTTCCAAGAAGACTTGTTAATGCTGCTTGTGCTGAGAGTGGAACAAGTGCGTTTGTGCCACCGCTGATGTTCATTGTACCGTTGGATGCGCCGTTGGTGTCGGTGTCTGTTATGAGGTTTCCGACTGTGGTTGAGTCTAGGGCGCAACCTTCGCCACGAATCTCCACTAGAGCTAAACAGCCTAATATCGTTGTGATTGAAGTTAGTCCACTGTTATTTTGAAACCTAAGGTTTGTCATAGATGGAGCAACGGGAACATCTCGTAAGCCTTGCCAGTCACAATCATTTATGTAAAATGCTGAACTGATCTTGGTCATAGTAGAGAAACTACCAGCCTCCTGTAAGGCAAAGTTTTCGTCTAGTCGCAAGCTCGTAATCTCAGAGAAAGCACTCAAATCACTCATTTCTACTATTGAGTCATTCTGCATCTGAAACGCGCCCGTACAAAGTAAGGGGTCAAAGTCGGTGACTTCTATTAAATATTCTGCTGTATCGGGTATTGTGATACTCGGTGAACTAACCCCTTCATAAAGATCACCTGTACTTACAAGCCAATTAGCTAGTGAAAATTGCACATTAGGTGTTCTATTGAGTACTGAGCCCGAGGTCTTAAACCAGAGGTCAGCACTAGGTACATACACACCGCACTCTAAATCCGAGGTTCCTGTGAAGGGTACAGCTATAGCTTGACTCTCTACTAGGTCAACTGCATTACCTTGTATATCAACTAGTTCTTGGTTCACAAAACCTATATAGTTGTACGCGGGGTAGTGGTTCCTAGGAGTTACCCCGACATCCAATAGATCCGAACATGTTATGGGATCTAGTGTAGGGTACATAGCTTGTACCTGCGTATCACTAAGGTATGCATCATAGTACTGGAAGTCACAAATTGTCCCCGAGTGGTACGAATCCCCAGTATGCCCCGTGTAGTTTGCTCGAGTCTTACCTATAGTAGTCCATGTGCTTGCTCTTAGAGCTTGCACGTAAGTATCTGTGAACACTTCTACACCATCAACATAGTACGTCAATGTCTTAGTAGACAACTGATGAGCTACTACAACGGTGTGAGGCAGAGCGTCATCGTACCTAATAAGGCTTTCGTACTCATATTCAATAATATCCACAGGTGTTGTTATTTTTATAACTAATAGCCCTAAATCGCTTACTGTTACGGTTGGTGTGACTACCCTATTATCTGTGGACTCATGCACTCTAAACAGCGCCTTAATGCCCCCGGTTACATTCGCAGTAAATCTAAGGCCTACTGTGAAGTCTGAGGCGTGATCCACAAAACCATCGGGTAAGTTTAACCCTTTGTTTGTACCATCGAACTCAGCTATGTTAGCTGTGAAGATCTCTGGAGGTATACCAGCATCACCACCTGTTCCACTAGCGTGTGACCACCAGTAATTAGTAAGTGTACCACCTACGTAATGCTCTAGCTTAGCAACATTGGCGTCATCATCTAGTAACCCATTGTCACCACTGGCATTATTAATTGGTATGAAGTATTCCACCTCAACACCATCTATTTTTTGTATTAGGACTTTAAACCCTCCACCAGCCACTAGTTACCACCCTGTTCAATGTGGGCATAAATCTTAGTGATCATAGTCTTCTCTTTCATACGTGTGGATAACTTTAAGTCTAAACCATGGGCTAAAACTAAGAGTCCATCCTTGTTTAAATCATAAGGGTTGTTATTGAAGGCTTCTAGCATTGGGTCTGCTGAGGGTTTAACCTCTGGTTCTGACTTGCCTGCTAGGCGTCTACCATTGGCTGAATCTAGTGCGTACATACGGTTAGACTCGGGGTCTTTAATATACATTTAAGTACCTCGTTATTTGTAATTTGCGTTAAAAAGGGGGGAACACCAGCCGTCAAGCCAAGTGTTCCCCCCCTAATTGTTTAATTCTATGCGTCAGTAAGAGTAGTGTCGAGTGACAATTCTACTAAGCATTCTGGTCTCAACCATCCTGTACCCGAGAAGAGGTCAGCGGTGATGAGTTGTCCTTTACGAGATACGTCATAGTGACCTAGCTCAACAGTAATATCCTGCGCTTGAACTTCTGCAACAGCCTTATCACACATGATAACACCGATTGTCTTAGAGAAGTCACCTTGGTGGTAGTAGTACACACCAGTGTCAGCTACTTGATCATTAGCAATAGAGCTGTAATCAGTAGTAATGAGGTTGTTAGTACCTTTAATCTCGATACCACCGATGTTAGGCATCATGCCCGTCTCAGCGTTACCAGAGTGGAAGTCCTTATTAAAGAAACTGAAACCATTGGTATCAACAGCATCAAGAGCCGTGAAGTACTCGTCCCAACGAATGAAACAAACCTTACGGAGGTTACCTGCAACATCTTTCTTCTTGAAGTTCTTAGCAGCTTGCATGAGGGCAGCTTTGAGTGCAGCAGCTAGTTCGACGTTAGTCTGAGCATTGGCAGGAACACCTGTATCAAGTTTCAACTTGTCGTTGGCAATAACAAGACCATCAGCACCAGTACCTGTAACTTGTTCAGCTGCACGTGCACCTAGGACAGCTTCCATGAACACATGGTTATCCTTGAGTGTAGCGAGTGACTGAGCCATCTGGCTAGCGTACTCTGAACGTTCATCATAGTGTTTCATGAGTTCATCAACCTTAGCAACGAAACGGTCTACAACGAGGAGTGAATCCAACGCAATAACCTTCTCGTTCTGACCAGTAGGCTGACCAGTAAGCTGTGCACCTGCAATATGGTATTGAGCCTTGAGTTTACCAAGGTAAGGGAACTGATAGGACTTAGCCCCTTTGAGGACTTTCTTATAGGTCATTCCTAGGGAATCTTGTGTCTCTGGCATAACCGAGAGGATTTCACCAGCATACTGTTTAAGGAATAGTGCACGATCGTCGCCTGCACCGTTAATTTGACCAACAGGATTGTACGTATAGTCTGACATAATGTTTTCTCTTTTTTAGATTTAATAATAGTAATAATATATATAAGGTAAATAACCAGTTGTTTCAACCAATTGTTTAACACCTAATTAAGTTATCCTTACTACATATCATACCTCGGTATAAAGTGGTTTAGGGCTTATAGCTGTAACTAATTGTTTAACTACTTGTTTGACCTATAGTAGTATACCTATCATGAGTAGTATAGTACTGGAGGGTCTATAGTGCGCCCTATTCGGATCATACTATGTATCAAGGAGTTACAGCTTGCCTAACTTACTCTATTTCTTACGTCTGTGGAAAGCCATTGAACGTTGCATCTTCTCGGCAACTGTACGTCTGAATTTAGGACTGGTTTTATACAGGGGGTTTTGTATATCCTCAACCTCTTCAGCATTACTCATGTAAACATCTGGTGCTTCTCCACCGTTTCCGCCTTCTACTAAACTCTTAGGTTCAATAGACGCTTGGTTGTTATATAATGCCTTCAGTACGTTAGCACCTTGTTTGGCCAACTCTGGGTTGGACAACATGGATTCCACTGCACTAAGGTCAGCCTCGGGTAACGACTCGTTAGCCCACTTGCTGATCTTAGTGTATTCTTCTACTCCACCAATGGCGTCAAGCACCTGTTGATCGGAGTTCGCAATATCTGCGTCTGTCTTACCTTTCTTGAACTCAATGTACTCCTTAATGGACTCCACTGTTTCGCCTGTCTGCTTGGATGCTTCCATCAACTGGTCATCAGTTAGCGAACCACCTTGCTCATGGTATTTAGCTGTCCAGTTAGCCTCAGCTCCCTCAGTTTTAACCTCGGGTTCAGCATCTGGTGTAGCCTCGGGTTCAGCATCAGTTGCAGGTGTCTCAGCAGTAGGTTCAGCCTCGGGTGCCTCACCTTTACTCATCTTAGCTCGTAACTCATTGTACGACTTAAGTAAGGCCTGCTGTGGGTTATCTGTGTTAGCGAACTGCTCTGGCATCTCGATCGGCTGGTTATCCATTGGGTCAACCTCGGGGTCAGCCATGTTAGCAGTTAGTGACATACTATTCTGATCCTGTGAGATCGTAACGTCCTTCATTGAGCTTACTTCTTCTACTGGTGTGTTGTTTTCTTCTGACATATACTATCCTTGTGGTTGTTGTGGTGCAATCTGTTGTTGCATATTTTCAATTGACCCTTGTGGGTCTTGCTTGAAGCTATCGGTATTCATCATACCCTGCATAGCCTGTGGAACCATGGTCTGAGCCATCTGAGCTTGCTGCTCCTGTTGGAACTGCTCTTGTTCTGCTTGCTTAGCACCTTGCGCATTCTCCTGTACTTCAGTATCAGTATACAGTATACCAGAAGGGTCTAGACCTTCCCAGTTGAATAATGATTGAATTGTACCATCTACGTTGAGCTTAGGTATGAACTGAGCTACTTGACCTAATTCACCAGCTAACTGGCCTATACGTCTAAGCTTCTCAATGTCTGACCCTTTGCCTAACCCTTCGAGACCTACGATAACCTTAGGTTTGACCTTATCGTTATCAAACTCCTTTAGACTTCCTGTATCAGTGAGTCTAGCAATCTGTCTTCTAAGCAAGGGTTCCTGTAGTGTCTTAGCTAGCAAGCTGTATGCTCCACCTAAGGCTGTCTCTAGCTCTTGAGCTGTCAACCTAATTTCCTCAGCTGTTACACGCTCTGCATCCCTTGTTTGAACCACTAGAAACGCCTTGTTGATTGACGAGCTATATGACTGTATCATGGACTCAACCACTCTCATGTCATTGTACTTGCCAACCTCTGGGAACGTGAGTTCGCCTTCTTCACCATAGAAGATCGAACCGTTCTTACCTTCGATCAAATCCTTGATGTTTAAACGTGATGTACGGGAGAGTAAACCAATGGTTCTACTAGCGATAGCCGAGTGTTCACGAATAGACTTGTGATACCCTTCAAGAGCCTTTAAAGCACCTAGATATTCATATCCGTACGATCGACCAAAGTCCTCACCAGACTCAGCCGACCAACGCAGTGGCAACCAAGCTGTCTCGTCCTTCTTGTATCGTGCAAACGTCCCTTCTAGCGGTTTACCCTTAAGGTATGACTGCTCGAGGTAGTGATCACCAGATAACCAGATCTCAGTAAATACATCGAAGCACTTCTCTTCCTTACCAGAGTCAATCTCCTCATCCTCAGAGTCTGAATCATCAAGGGCTACTAACCACTCGGGGAGCAACTCCTGCAGATGTAGTTGCTGCTTTAGGATTGTACTCAATGGGACACCACTGTGCGAACGCTTACATACATATGTATCAGCTCGGTAAACACGGGGTGCACCTTCTTTAGGCAAGTGTAGTAGTACGTCACCTACTACTACGAGATGTCGCAACACATTGTGTAACGCAGGTCTCATACCACTGGTTTCCATATCTGACTGTACAATCTCCTCCTGTGCTCTTAACTTCTTTTCAATGTCCTGCTTAGCTTGGTAGTTACCAGAGTCAACTAACTCGTCTATGATAGCTTCACTAATCTTGAACGTGAAGAACGGTGTCGATACAGGGAATAAGGTTAGGAACAACTTGTTCACTAGGTTATTCACAGCATAAGCACCTGTATCATTGAACGGGGTCGGGAGCTCAGTATATTCATTGTGTCCTTGAGGTGGTAACAGTTGGGGAACAGTGAGTGCGGACACTGCACGACCCCTGTCTAGACTTATCTGCCTAGTACCATCTTGATTACCATACCTAGTCGCAATGGTTCCACCACGTTCTAGGATTCTGTTGTCATCATCCATATATTATACTCCTACACCGCTAGTCTGTTTACTACCTCCACCGAGGGGGACACGTAGATCACGACCTGCTACTTTCTTCTTTTTGTTTGTTGCGTCACCACTGCCTGTCTTCACCTCGGGTGCCTTCTCTACGATGACAGGCGGTTGAGCTGGTGGTTGGGGCGGTGGTGGTTTAGGGGCTGAACTACACATATGTATTCTCCTTATTTGTTTATTCTGGAGCTAAGACCCGAGTGGCCTTAAACTCTTCTTCCTCTAACTCATCAACGTCTGCATAGATACCATTATATAAACAGTATAGTTCACACTTCTTGACGAGTGCCTTCATGCCCTGCACTTGGTCATAAGATGCATTATCTAGTAACTTTGTGTTGGCATTCAGATTCTTCTTATAAACCCACAGTTCAGCCATAAGCCCCTGTAGGCTACCTTTTACTTCTGGCATAATTAATCCCCACTTTCTATTAGTACGTAATCATCACGTAATTGACTTGTGGATGCACAGAATACTTCTAACTCTCGTGTTGGTATCTCTGTTAGCTCCCAACCCTTACCCCAACTATCTGTCACCGTAAACTGAATTCCATCTGCATCTGCATATATATCGCCTAACCTTGGCATAATGTTACTCCTTTCTTTTTATTGAGTACGAACTGCTGGTAGTAACAAGCTTCTACAGCTTTGTTACAAGTGGTTTCAACATCACTCAAACCCTTAGCATCAATATCGAAGTGATACCGTGGTAAGAGCTTCTCGCTATCATGCTCACCCTCTGGTGTATCAGAGTTTAAACGTAGCTGTAACCCTCGGTTTAACACAAAGTCACACTCATTTTTAAAACGTACGTCTGGGATGATCACACACTTGTCTGGGTACATGACCTCAACATTATATTTAAACTGGTTTAACCAGTAGTCGGGATCAGTGTCTCTACGGTACTCAGTCGCATAGTACTGCATGAGTTGACGGTATGTAAGGTATTCACGTGAGAAACCACGCTGTTCAATACCAGTGACTGACATGAGGTCACCCCATGTGATAGTGGATAACTCAGTGTCCTTAGTGCGTTCTAACATCTTGTCGAACTCAAGGTCAAACACTAAACACAACTCTTGACGCAATACATCACCTAAGGCATAACGGACTGTGTTATCGAAGGTTTGAACTAGGTGTTCACACACCGTGTCCTTACCAGACTCAGCCATACCGTTCAACCCAATGAACTTAAGGTCTAAATTATTCTTCACAGTAATCTCCTTTGTTTCTTAAATATGTTATAGCACCTTCTAGTAGCGCGGGATTATCCTTGAAGTAACCTAGACCTCTATTACAACCATCACAGAGCAGACCTCTTACCTCTCCTGTACTATGGTTATGATCTACAGCTAGCTTACGACCAGACTGGGGTTTATTACAAATCATACACAGACCTTGCTGATCCTCATGCATATCTGTATAATCACTCCACTTAAGCCCGAAAGTCCGAAGTAGATGGTTACGTTTATTGCCCTCATTCTTTCTAATCCTGTTCTTTGGCTCATCTCTCCATTTCTTATTACGTGCACATACACAGGCCTTACATTTACTATAAGGTTTGTTTAGTTGCTTATTATGATAGAAAGAACCTATCTCCTTAAATTCGCAGCATTCTAGACATCGCTGGGTTCCCATAATCTGACCTCGTTTGTAGCCTTATCATAATACTTCCAGTCATTTAAGATGAAAGCCATGCGGGCGGTTTTTAACGCCTCGGCTTCACCTAATCCTAGGTTCCTAACCACTAAACGTTTTGTTTTATATTTACCATTAGGCATCTTTGTTCTTTTAGTCTTGGGTGATTTACAAGACTCATAAGCTTTTACTATTGAGTCCCATGTGTAACCATAGGTCTCTAACCAGTCCTTAGCCTTCTTCATACCAAAACCAGTAGCACCATGATATCCGTCACAGGTATCACCCGCTATACATTGGGTCATGAAGAACTTATGTCCTTGCTCAGCTGTAACTTCCTCTACACCCTCGACTAGCTTATTGAGGTTCAAGTGGTAGCCAGCTATCTGCCTAAGATCCTTGTCGGGAGATACAATACATGTAACACCAGCGAACTTATCTTGACAAGCACCCATAGAATCATCAGCTTCAATATCTGTATACTCAACCCAGTCATATAACCTCTTGCATTTATCTACAAGCTCCTTGTATATCACAGGCTTACTAGAGCCCTTACGATTTGATTTGTATGAGGGTTCAACTCTGTACCTGTAGTTAGTCTTGTCGGAGAAGTGTAACTCGATGTCAACGTCCTCTTGGAACTCATCGAATAACACTTGTTCAACCTCCGCTAACCTCATCTTACACAAGTTAAACGCCTCGCCTAAGTCAGCTGATTCAACCTCACCTGTAAAGGGGTTGACTTCCTCAACGACAACAGCCATGCGGAAACACAGGGCATCTGCATCAATTAGAGCTTTCATAGGTCTTTAAACCAAGATCGCTCGAGGAGCTTACACTCACCGAGGACTTGCTCGTTGTAACACATGATGTCACCAGTGTTGACCAGACATACAATAGGGTAAGTCTCATCCTCATGTTTGATAGCAATGACCTTGTAGTGTAACCCTTGGTCATCATACACGTCGCCTAACTGGATGTCACCAATTGCTTGACGCTCGATTACTTTTGATTTACTCATTGTTTATCTCCATGCTCATCAAGAGCTCTTTGTAGGTGTGACATTAGGTTTTTCACTTGGTTGATTGTATATGCCTCAGACGAGCAGAACCCTCCATCGAACCATGTGAACTCTAGTGTACCATTATGTGTAAAGTAAGTATCCAAACCTAACATATCTCCTATGTACCTCACTTGTAACCCCCATCAGACTCAAGGGCTTCAATTAGGATGAACTTCACGCTATTAGGGAGTCTACCCTTGGTCATTAACTCAGTGGCTAACTCCCCTTTGATCTCACGTACTTCCTGCTTAGTAACACAGCGGTCTAACTCTCGGTGTAACGCCTTGGCTGTATCAGTCATCTCTTCGATTAAACGGTAGCGTTTAGTACCGCGTTTAAAACCAAGGTCATCTAACCCTCCGAGGAGACCTTCTATGAGCTTTAGAGTTAAAACCTTCTGTATCTTCACTTCTAATGTATTATCCATGTGTTTATCCTTGTGTTTGTTTAGTGTGTGTCCTTCCACGAATCACCAACCTTGTATTCACCAGTGATTGCACACTTCAGTTTATACTGCTCACCTACGTTCTCAATTGCTTGAACACAGAGTTGACCCAATGTCTCAGCGGAGGCTGTCATTACAGCACATTGTACTTCATCATGAACCCAAAGTAGCTGTTTGTAGTGAACACCATGTACTAACCCGTGGTCTTCACAGAGTCTGTGAAACTCTCGCATCCAAGCCTTTGACAGGATAGCACCAGCTGATTGAAGTAGGTAGTTTAGAACCACGTGATCTGATCCTACGAAGATATGTCTCCCATCAATAGCCTTGATGCACTTATCGTAAGCCTTAGGTCTGTTACCAGCCTTGTTTTTACGATAGGTTGTCACACGCTGAAGTAGTGTAGCTAGTGCAGGCATATTGGTCATAAAGGTCTTACGAGCTTTAGCACCTTTGTACCTACCGCCTCCTAGCTGTGTACCTAGGTTAGCATCACCTGCACCATAGATCAGCGCATAGATGAACGTCTTGGCTTGGTTTCGTGTATCCAAACCAGCCATCTTCTGATTATGTACATGTATATCACCATTGATAACTAGGTCTGCTAACTCACCACCATCAAAACCTGCGCAGAAGTGGGCTAGTAGTCTAAACTCGATACCACTCATATCACAACCCATGAACTTCCAGCCCGCACCTTCCCCATGAGAGAAGAGTTCGCGACATTCGGCCCCATATACACCCTCTTTACCTAGAAGTATATCCCCCTTCTTATATCCTAGGTGTTCATGCTTCTTGGTAGCTGAATGTACTGAGGGAACCTGTCCTAAGTTAGGGCTATTATGTGTAGCTCTGAATGTTACTGTACCTAGTGAGTTGACACTGCCATGTATACGCCCTTCCTTCTGGGTGTTGAACCAAGAGCCCGCACCATCTCGTAAAGCACTGAGTCTTTTACTCACCATGAAACGCTCGGCTAGAACACCTAGCTCTGGTCTATGTACAGCCAAGGCATCTAACACCTCGGTTGTAACACTGGGTAAACCCCTCTTTGTAAACTCAGTAGGCTCCCAGTTGAATCTCTCTTTCAAGACTCTTCTGATGTGGAGGTCTGACCCCGCCTTGAAGTCCTCATACTTAAGCTTACAGCATGGTGAACCCTTGGCGTACCCTAGGTCGGGTCTGTTGACCTTAGGCATATACTCTGGTGTGATCTTGTAGAAACCTTTGAAGAGAGGGTTGGCACGTATGGTATCATCGAGTCTAGCTAAATGGTCATCAAGCGTACGCTCTAGAACCTTCGCCTTCTCCATGTTGAACCCTACACCAAAACCTTTCTGTTGCTCCATGAGTCGCATAGTGTAAGCCTCTAGGTCATATACGTCCCAAGTGAATCGATTCATAGTAAGTAACTTCTGGTATACCTGTATGTTTAACACAACGTCTTGGACGCAGTAGTCACCCATAGCTTGACAGTATACTAACCACTCCTCACCCTTAGGGTACTTCGCTTCCTTAATACCATGAGTCTCACAGTATTTAGACTTGAATTCCTTGGCGTAATCACCTTTGTATAACTTGAGGTATTTACCCCAGTTCTCCAATGAGTGACCATAACCATATACACCTTCAAACATACTAAGCCTTGATAGGATCAGTGTGTCGTGTACTTCTCCTTTTGGTTTAAACTCTGGGTAGAAAATCTGTAGGGCTGGGATGTCAAACTTAATACCATTGTGTGCAATGAGTACATCTGCCTGCTCCAACCTCTTGATCCCCACCTCGATCTCTTCTGGTGTTACATAAAGTTTTACAACCTCTGTATCCACATCACCTATCGCTAGGCAGTGGAGTGTGTGCATTATGTCAAAATCATAATGATTACTCTCTATATCAAAAACTAAGCGTACCATGTGTTTATCCTTGTGTGTTTTAGTTATATCTTGCACGCACCGCCTTCGCAACCTGCGTCTTCTTGCTCAACCACCTCGTTACTGGTGTCATGAACCTTGTATATATTACCTCCTACCTCTATGTGGTCTGTGTGAACCAGTTCTTTACGATTGGTCAACCCATCGTGAAACGAACAGAGATAGTAAGAAGAGCCAGACTGTTTCAATGCAAGTCCGACCCATTTACCAAATAGCGTTATTGGTCTACCTAAGGGAATCATAAGCATCCATCACATATCAACGAACGCCCACTAATATAACTAGGTTTACCCTTACTATATATACATTCACCACAGCGCTTACATGGTTTCTTACGCCACTGCTTACGCCTTGTACCTGTATTATTGTCAATACAGGTCTGACCTTCCTTAATAGCCATTAGTATTCTTCCTTGTTGTTTGTATCCCCGCTGAAGGGGCTAGTTGATTGTGTAATACCTTCTACTTCATTAAGTACACCAGTAGTTGGATCAAACTCCAACTCGCAGACTATACCAGTGTAACCACCAAGCCTAGCCTTAAGACTGCGTACTACTGTAATGTTCTTACGCTCCTCGTCATGCTGGTCTCGACCATAGGCTAACACGTTGTTAGCAATCTGATACAAACCACCAGAACCTCTGAGGTCTTCCATCTGAATGTCACCACCATTGTTAACCGACTTTGAACCAGTAGGTTTCTTACGTATATGTGAGATGATGTGGATACTAATATTCTTCTCCTCAGCTAACATACGAAGTTCCTTCATGATTACATCAACAGCTTTAACCTCGTTCTCAATCTCCTTACTCGAAGATACAAGTATGGTTATGTGGTCAAGGACAATGTGTTTAACACCCTTAGCAACTGAGAGGTATCGAATCTGATTAACAATGGAGTCCACAGTATAACCGTCTGAGTGATCTAGGATCATCAAGTTACTGTCATTGACAGCTTGGTTAGCACTACTTATCTCACTATCTGTCAGCTCTGCTACATCTAGGTATAATGGGGGTAAACCTTTGGCTTCTAACTTAGCGTTGATCGCTCGTTGAGCCATGATGATACGTACTGGTTTATTCAAGTGTAGAGACATGAGGTCAGCCTTGGTCTCCTCAGTGCTTTCTTCAAGCATGATTAACCCACAGTTCTCTCCTTGTTTCATTAGGTCTGAAACAATCTGTCTCATGATGGTAGACTTACCCATACCAGAGCCCGAGGTATGCACAGTGATTTCACCAGAGCGCATAGCGAATAGCTTCTCATTGAAGGACTTCCAAGGGAATAAGGTTACATCAAATGTCTCCTCTTTAAATTCAACATCAGCTATAGACTTGATACCATCTGGTAGATGCTCCTCAGCCTTGTAGAACAGCATGTCCCTAAGAGCCTTAGCACCTTTACCTACAAGTATATCATTGAGGTCGTTACAACCTGCTGCGAAATCTTTTACTACACATGTTCCGAATGATAGTATATCCAATGCAACCTTAGTGGCTTTGTGTCCTGCATCATCATTGTCAAACGCAAGGACGACTGTATCAAACGAGCTGATGAACTCCATATTACTTTTGAAGATCTTCTCTACTCGGTTTGAACCAGCTAGTCCAACACAAGGCCACGACTCGCCTAACGCTGTATAAGCCGATAACGTGTCGATCTCACCTTCACATATAACAAGGCGCTTACCACCCTTAGGGAATAAATGTTGACCGAAGAGTTGAAGCTCTTGGTCAGCCCCAGCGTTACCAACAAAGGGCATCGCCTTGTTCGGCATACGTAGATGTTGAGCTACTACTGCGCCTTCACGGTTAGTATATGGTGCACTATGAACGCCTGACTGCCCTTGGTATTGTGAATGGACTCTGTAATCATACTTCTTACAGGTTGAGGCTGTTATTCCTCTCAAAGCTGTGTGTACTCCACCTTCTAACATAGGTTGGTTTGGTTTACTCTTGGTTACTACGGGTTTAACCTCCCGCTTCTCACCATCTGTTGGAAACTCATGGTCTCCACAGCTGAAACAATGTGACCCACCATCGTCATACACCTCACGTGCATCAGATGAATCACAGGCTTCACAATTAGTTTTAGGCATCCTTACCTCCACTGTACATACTCATACCTAACTGTTCACCCAAGAAGGATACGGATTTAATAGAGAGACCTGCCTTAAGGTGCCTCTCTGCGTAACTTCGTGCTCCCTTCTTCGAGTCCTCGACTACGTACATAGGTTTCAACTTAGTATGTGTGCATTTACTCCATGCATCCGTAGGTTTTAACGTGACTCTGTATAGTGCTTTAGACATTGGACATAACCTCCTCTATAGTTACTTGTGTACATTTAGCCCAAGGCTGTATCGCATGGATACGCGCTAAGTCCTCTAGGTATACATAAGTCTCACAAGATCTCTTACGAAATAATGCTGTAGGGTTCCCTTCAAAGTAGGCTACTTGTCCTATCTCTAGTTCACCAAGTGTACTACTTCTGATAAAATCATCAGCTGAGATATCTTGGTCAAATAGTGCAGGTAGTAGATAGAATATGATTACTACGAGTGACGCTAGGACTAACGCAATGTTAGCCATTATTTGTATATCTTTCGGGTCTAACATTGGGTGACTCCTTGTTTAATTATTAGTTTATCTATTCGTTAAGCCACGCTAGGGGGATCTTCTGGTTTGCACAGATGAAACCTTTGGTCTTACACCATTGCTTATTAGTTGTCTTGGCATTCTTACCAATCGAGGCATTCATGTTACTGAACACAAAGCGAACCTCACGGTCTGGGTATTGCTTCTTGATGGCAACGTGTTTACTACGTGTCTCACCAGTCCATGAAACTCCACCGCCTTTAATCTCAATCCAGATCTCTTTACCACTCTTGGTTACAACCTTAAAGTCAGCTGTATAGATATGGTGCGAGTAGACTTCATGACCTTCGCAGGTGTCACACTTACCTTGGTATACCTTCTTCTTATAGTTGAATACACAGGCTTCATTCTCATAGTCAAACTTAGCGCCTGCCTTGACTAGGATGTTGTTGTTGGTCTTCTCTAACCCAGAGCCAAACCCTTGGTTATCACTTCGTCTCGGCTGTCTATGAAATGATTGTCTACGTGGCATGGCTAACCTCCCGTTTGTATAGTGCCCTGATGGTTGACACCGCCTTAGAGCGGGGGGACTGACTAGTCATATCCAAACCGTCAACCATTAGATATTTACACAGTGCGTACCCTTCACGTACATCTAATATCTCTATGGCAGTCCTTTCAGAGAAGGGGTCTTCGTAATCCTTACACCAAATGTCACCTACTTGTGGTTTTACTTTTCGTTTGAACCAATTCATAAGCTAATCCTTATTATGTTTGTATGTGGCCTACACTAGGTAGACCACTTGTTTTAACTCTTAGTATCCCTCTTCAGAATCATCTTCGTCACCAGATGTAGCCTCGGGTGCACTGAATGTATCTGGCTTATATGCGTCGTCACCTCCGAAGGGGTTTGAACCACCAGAGTCTGCACCACCCCCGATCTTAACGATGAGTACATCCTTGAGTCGAACAGAAATACCCACGTAACCGCTGGAGGGCATCTCGTAAGTACTGATGTCGAGGTTTAGACGGAGTGTTGAACCCGCGGTGATAATAGGTGCATCTTCCAGAGCTACACGACCAGAGGCTGTATAGATCTTTGGTTGGATTTTGTACTCTTTCCCATCACGGGCTACACCACCTGCATTACACTTGGCACGTAACTTGAACATACCAGTAGGTTGTCCACTGTCGTTGTCATACTCTTCGATCAACAATGACTTGTAGTCATCGTTCTCAAGCGTTGCAAGCATAACGTTAGCCTTATCAATGGCCTTCTTATGCTTAGGGTTAGCTGAATCCTCTGGGATATCCTTAATGGACGCCTTGATGTTTTGAGCCTGTACGACCTTATGCTTAGCTTCCCATACCTTCACCTCTTCAATGAATGCGGCTGACTCTGGGTTACTCGGGTCAATACGAAGGTCAACCTTGTACTGCTTCTTACCCATGTACTCATCTGGACGGTTAAGGTGTGGGAATGATGCGAAACCCTCTGGAGTCTTGCACGATGCTTTAACCTGCATAGACCCTTTAAACTCTTCTTTGCGTGTGTTTGTAATGTTTGACATATTGCTTATTCCTTTGTGTGTTTTATTTAGTTGCTTCGTATTGTAGGTATTCTACAAATTTATTATATGGGAGTTCAAGCGCGGGGTTTAAATCCTTGGCTGTCCTCTCGGTATGACTAAAGTACTTATAATACTGACCACCTGTAGCAACATTATCATACACCATAATTTCTAGGGCGGTATGAGCTTGGGTTACTATCATGTCATGGTCGGGTCGTTTAGTCGAGTGTCTGATATGAGATGTCACACCTGCGTCCTCAAGGTGTCTAACCACTTCTACAGCATCCGTAAAGGAGGGTATGTGGCACCAGTAAGGCATCATGTCGGAATCTCAATGATGTATTCAGTACCAGTGAGTGCCAGCATCTTATGCAACTCTATAAGGCGTCGTGCTTCCCCATAACTAGTCCATGTAACATAGGAGCAACCAGTTACACCATCTTCTCCTATAATTAGATGACCCCAGTAAGGCACATAGCTCCCTGTAACTAAGTTATGTTTAATGGTATACTTCATTAGTGAACCTCTATCTTTAATTGTTCCACATCCTGTTTCAAGGTGTTTACCTGTACAGACATTATTGCAATGATTGCACATAGGGACACTAGGATTAATCCTAGGATTGCGTCTTCTGCTTTCATAGTACTACCATCCAATTATTAAATGTTCTTATTATACCATCGGTATTAACCACTTGTAAACCCTTTTCAGAGTAGCCAGTGGTTAACCCTCGGCGCTTCATGTTCAAAACCTCGGACTCTGTTGCACCAATGTATACATGAGTGTTAACAGGTAGTCCTAGAGGGTTTAACGAGTCATGAATCATGGTTTAGCATATTCCCAACATTGAGGGATCATAGCCCATCCACGTTTGGTCGTAGCTTTAGGTTCAACATAAGGCTCTATATGCGAGTCATCGTACCACTTGTAGCTGTCAGTAACCTGCTCACCTGCTAGTACATTACATTTTGTTGTTATATGTGAACCATCATATGCGTAGCCTAGATGATACCTAGGCTTCGACCAGTCAAAAGCCGTGAGTCTCTGACCAAAGGTGAACGCGTGTACAAATTTGCTCATCGTGCTGTATACTCTACTTGATTGACCCACCAGATGAACTCAACCTTACTACAAACCTTGGGTAGATCTAGGTGTGTGATCCCCTTGTGGTCGGGGTGGTGAGCTAAAGCCTTAGCCATTTCACGTCTAGTAGCCCTATTAATGGTTATAGACTTCTTGTTGACTTCTTGTGTGACTTCTTCTAATAGAGCCTTATGCTTAGCCTCTGAGTCCTTCTTAGAGAATAACCCACGGATGAATTGCATGATGATTTTAATTAGTAGTGACATTTTGTTTCTCCCTAGGTGCACAATAAGCACCAGTTAATTTATATTGTATACATCCTGTGACACATAGTTCACACATAGTGTTCAATGATGATTTTAATTAGTAGTGACATGCTGGTTCTCCTTAGGTACACAGTAGGCACAATCTAGTATGTATATTGTACCCGTTATGGTATCAACTAACCACCATGATGTCTCATCTGTACCACGACCCGAAGGATCACATCCCATCATGATACCCATTAGTATTTAATGAGTCGTTTACATAATGCATTATTGAAGGCGTGAGCCTCCTGTGCCTTGATGTGTTTAGCCTTACGTTCAACCTGTAGGTCTCTTCTAACTACCTGTACTGCATCATTACGTAGGAAGGTGGCTTGTACTTCTTTATTTAATTGGTCTAACATGGAGTTTACCTCTTTATTTATTATTAATGTATAAATTAAACTAATCTCTTAGACCAAGGGTTTTAACATCCTTGCGGAGTAGACACTTGGTTTTAACTTAATGTTATTGTTTATATATATTATATGTATATATAAGATCTTATGTTTTAGCGATAGGTTAGCATACAGTGAAACATGTGGTTTAACCTATAGTGAGACGAGCAGTAAAACCTCTTGGCTATTACTGGATATAAAATCACATTTTGTTGGAGTGTGTTCTATTCTATGCTACGCCCTATTCGTAACCTGCTGGTAGCTAAGGGTTTACAAGAGTGGTATTTAGCCTACTATAACTTATTGCGGATTATGTTTTCCGACAAAGGTTATAGTTAGATTAACATGAGTTATAACACACCTAAACACAAAAAAGCCCCCACATCCAGTTAAGGACATAGGGGGCTAGAACGACAGGTTTTAGCTGAAGATAAACTTAGAGTCTAGGACGGTGTTGATATCGAATGATCCCTGTGTTGGAGCAACTGGTAACTCAACGTGGTATCTCTCTTCTAAGTATGTCTTAAGCTCGACTAGACGGTTACCAGAGTAGAGTTGGTGGAACTCCTCCTTGATTACCTTGAGGAACGCACCTGTCTCACTAGGATGTACACCAAATGAGTCATGAATGAAGCTGTACGACTTAAGGCCTAACTCACGTTTAGCTCTGAGTGCTACGTTAGTCAAATGGCTTGCATCCTGTGCGTGGATGAAGTTAGGAGATATAGATGTATTGGATTTAGCTTTATTGTAGTCTGTAGACTTTACGCTAACTGACATGTCAACCCGTAGTTTAGTGTCACCGAAGTAACTCTTGAAACGTTTGGTGGTCTCCTTAAGTCTCGCTTGCTTTACCATGAAACCTATTGGGCTAGGGAACTCATAGTACTCGTTGGACGGTAGTGATTTACATACGATCTTATCACAGGCCTTCAACCAACCCATTGCATCAACTGCTGAGGGTACTGTGTCAGCTACACCTTGCTCCAACTGCTGAGCCAACCATCTAAGCTTTAACAACTTGTCTTTAGCATTAGAACCCTCCTCTATGTACGCCTCTTTGAAATCACCATCACGTTCAAGTAATACAAGTGTATCAGTTATACCGAATGTTGATACACCATAAGGCAGTGTCATACAAGGGTTTTTCGCTACGTTACGTGTCAATGTATCAATGAATGAACGCTTCCAGTTCTTTTCTACTGGGTCGGTTAGACTTACGAGCTCATCAAAGATCAGACCCTTGGTTGCGTCCTTGGCTTCGATGTAGATATCTTGACGATCTGAGTTGTTACCAATGTTTGTAGCTAGTGCACCTTTAGGATCGAGAAGCATAGCTGAGTAATGCTGTAGGCCACTACATGTAGCGTCAAGTTTAACTGCTGTGTGACTCACGTATTTCGTATGGTCACTCATAGCTAGCATTTCAGCCCACTCAAAGCAGAACGAGAGGTAAGCCCAAGGCTCACTACATGTAGACCATATTTCACGAGTTTTAAGGGGGTTTAAGGCGATCTCTTTAATCTCTTCGGACTTACCTTCAATGAAGGCTACACGATCCTCGAAAGATACTTTGTCATTACCAAATGTATTAGCACCCTGTACAGCTAGGAAGAAACGACCATCTTCTCCTAATGCTTCACCATGTGCCAACTGTAGTAAAGCTTGACCTATCTTGTCAGCCTGTGGGTTAACAGCACAAGGTATAGGGTATATACGACCGCGAAAGTCTACAGCGTGAGGGAAGAACACCTCGTTATATTTAGAGAACTCTTGAGCCATAGCAACTTGGCTCTTTACCTTGTCGTACTTAGACTCTTGACGGGCAGTGTCGATAGTTTTAGCATCCCGTTCTTTAGTGAACTTGATACGATCTTCAAGTGTGAGTAAGTCCCACTCATCTTTAGGTATACGATTACGTAAAACGTCACGTCTTTCCTTCTTACCTATCTTAGTGTCAAGGCACGTTAAGCCACCCATAGGGAAGTTATTTTCTAAACACCAGTTCATTATAGATAAGACCTTACTATTGATCTTCCAAGGCGTTTCTTGTATAGCGTTGACCGCCTCATAGAGTTCAGCAGGTACGTCCGAAGCTTTGTACAATCTGAGGTCAGCATTACGGATGAACTGCCAGTGTAGATTACCACGTTGTGAGTAGTAACCGCCACCTACTAAGTCTTCCCACTTGTTAGGCTTGATTAGTGTAGGCTTGAGGCTGAACGCCGAGGCTTGTACGTTATGTACTTTAAGGCCAAACCACTTGTTGAAGTCAGCAGTGAAAACCACTCGTCTCGATGTACGTGGGCGGTTCTGGCTGTTATATTCCTTGAATGGGGCTTCCATTAAGAATACATTGAAGGTAACACCTTGAGTGTATACCTGTATAGATGATGCAATGTCAAGCATTAAGGCTCCAACACCTGCATAAAGCTTCTTGTCGAACTCACCAATATTAGTAAGTCTAGAGCGTGTCTTTTGTAGGTGCTCCATACGGCTGGCATGTGTGGGCTTGTTCTGCATCTGGAAGGCTACACGGTCAGCCATCTTCTTATTGTTACCTTTCTGAATGGCCTGCATACTATCTTGATACTCTTCCTCGACCATGAAGCATTTAGTTAACTTGTGTACTAATGTGCTGACCTCTTGGCCTTCTAATTCGAATACAGTCTTGAGCATGTTGGAGGCAATGAGAGCCTTAGGTGTAACAGCTTCTCTCATGATTCCACGCAGTTTACCCGCTTTACCTGCTGATTTAGTGTTTAGCCATGCGTCATACTGCTCGATGAAGGCAGGTATTAACTGTGTGTGTACTGAGCGTGACAGGTGGTCAGTACCTTTGAATGCATCTTCGTGACACTTGTCCTCAAACTGTACTTGATCGAATAGTGTAGCCATGGTTAAAACCCTTTGTTTATAATTAGTTAATACATAAACTTACACCCCTTTTTTACAGTAATGTAAGCCTCGATGTTAAGAAACTTTATTTAGTTATTTTTACTGAATACCCTAAAGCCTTCTCGCTTTCTGCTACCGTCATTTCTTTAGTCTTATCAGTATTATTAAATTCTTGCTCAGTTAGTTCCTCGCCTTCTACGTACCATGCTTTATAACCGTCTGACCTCTCAATCGCGGGGCCGTCTAAACGATGGCGCTTGTCCTCTACGTACCATGCTGTATAACCGTCTGCCCACTCAATCGCGGGGCCGTCTAAACGATGACGCTTGCCTTCTACGTACCATGATCCATAGCCGTCTGCCCACTCAATCGCGGGGCCGTCTAAACGATGGCGCTTGCCTTCTACGTACCATGCTCCATATCCATCCACTTCTTCAATCGCGGGGCCATCTAAGCGGTGGAGCTTGCCTTCTACATACCATACTTTAGAGCCGTCCCCTTCTTCAACCGCGGGGCCGTCTAAGCGATGGCGCTTGCCTTCTACAAACCATACTTTATACCCGTCTGACCTCTCAATCGCGGGGCCATCTAAGCGATGGCGCTTGCCAGCTTTGTTTTTCCATACTGTTCTATTTCTGTATACTTCTACATTGTATTCAGTCATAATTTATCTCTCTCTTTGTGTTTATGGTTTAGTTATCGATCTGTATTAAAGTAACGCTAACTCGCTCCGTTACAAGTCGTCTTTACATCTTTATTTAGTTATTTGTTAACCTCACTGCACTCTACGTGCAAGCTGTGTTGTTTACTTATTTTGAAAATAATGTAACTAATAAGAATACTAATGGGAAACTTATAGCCAACATGATGCCTAAAACTAGTCTACCCAATGTGCTATTACGCATGATTATATCTCTACTCTATTCATTAACTTTATTTCACTTAAGGTGTAAGCCTTTGGCATCCAGTGGTTTACCTTGAGCCTCTCCTTGATAGCCTTATGCACCTTGTACCCAGAAGTGTACTGCCCTGTGGTCTCGTAGTCAAACGAGAGGTGCCCAGAGGCCTTATGTTGATAGTCAGAGTTGACAGCCTTTACTGTGCATGTGAACGTGTAGTTTCGTATCATTGTATTACCTCTTAATTAAGGTTAGGTTATATTTGATTGTATCATACGTATCCCACTTGAGATCATACTGTGTGTAACACCCCCTACCTAATAAATGTAGATGTAAGGCTTTGATAGGATATAGTAGGGTTGTTAGTACTATGAGACCGCAGGCTTTAAGTCGTATCATGAGTCAACCCCTAGGAATAGTTCAAGTTCATCTTGTGCAGTGTCTGTATCGAGCTGATACATGGTGTAATTGAATACCTCCTCATACCGTGTGTCCTCAGTTAGTTCATGCAAGGTGTTAACCCTACGTTTCAAAGTGCGTAAAGCATTTACTACCTCATTGGCTACCGTGCTTATGTCCTCATGTAATGACTCTGCGTCTGTCATGTGTACGTAGTCGGGCTCTCTCGCTTCGTGTTGTGCTTGGATGCCTGATAGTTTAGAACTCATGGTTTAAAACCTCCTTTAATCGTTGAATATCTTCAATAGCTTTGTTTATTAACTTACTGTATCCCGTGGTATTACCCGATGCCTCCATACTTTCAGTATATTCTACTACTCGTCTACACTTAATTCGCATCAGACGCACTAACGTATAGTACCTCTGTTCATCCTTAATTATACTCATGGTTAAACTCCTTGTCTGTTTAGGTTGTCAAAATCTATCAATGCCCTACCAGCTTCGCCACATGCCCTATGAGCTTCGTTATATAACCCGTAAGCTTCGCCACATGCCCTATGAGCTTCGTTATATAACCCATAAGCTTCGTCATGTACCCTATAAGCTTCGTCCCATGCCTTAACTAGATCTTCTCTTTTAATATTAGTATTCATGGTTAAACTCCTAGTGATTGTATTGTGTTAATGATTGCGTTGACTGTGTTTAGTACTATACGTGGAGACTCTCTTTCATACGTTACGTGACTTTCAGCACCATGCTTGAAGAACTTCTTGACTAACAGGTGGCCACCATTGGCTGAACATCTATCAAACTCCCATGTACCATCTCGTTGACCCTTGGTCATGTTATTGAGTGTGTCGATATGGGCATCTAATTGTTTGGTTGTTATACGTTGTGACATAGTATTAAGCTCCTCTTGATGCTGATAGTTTATCAATCATTAACTGTATTATATCGTACTCTGAATTATAGTCGTCATCATGTGGTAGATCATCCTGCTTGCTGCGTAACATTAATAATAGGTAAGATACTTGTATTCCGTTCAAATTAGGGTTACTCATGGTGCTAAGCTCCTAGTAATTCGTTAAGTTCTTCTAAAGTGTAATCGTGGTCATCAGTTGTAGTTGTGTATTGGTTATTCATGGTGTTAAACTCCTTGTTTGGTTAGTGTGTAATACTTACTATTACAGTGTTAAACGGGATGTTACAAATGGTTTATGAAAGAAAGTTTAAAGTTTATTTATTAGTACTAGTCTACTAGTCCAACACTTGTATTAGCATGGTGTACGCATTCCATGAAGTGTTCCATGGCCTCTGTTAATAGGTCGTGGCACTGCTCTTGACAACCATAATCAACTCTATATTTTGTAGTCTCACGGGTAAACCCTCTTAGTACTACAGGATACGTGCCTAATGCCTCATACTTTGAGATAACTACGACTGTTGGGCGTGACGTGGTATTGGTGGACATGGTGTGACTCCTTGTTTGGTTAGTTGGTATTACTTATAATACTATGTTAAACGGGATGTTACAAATGGTTTAGGAAAGAAAGTTGAAAGTTTATTATATAATACATCTTTTTATTAAGTAAATGTGACCGTACCATCGTCAATCAATTCCTGCCTGTTTGTGCACTGCAAGGACTTGCATGTGATTCTATCCGCGTTAATATCTCCTGCGTTAATATCTCCTGCGTTGATATCCCATGCGTTAATATCTCCTGCGTTGATATCCCATGCGTTAATATCTCCTGCGTTAATATCTCCTGCGTTGATATCCCATGCGTTAATATCTCCTGCGTTGATATCCCATGCGTTAATATCTCCTGCGTTGATATCCCATGCGTTGATATCCCATGCGTTAATATCTCCTGCGTTGATATCCCATGCGTTGATATCCCATGCGTTAATATCTCCTGCGTTGATATCCCATGCGTTGATGGCCCTTGCGTTAATATCTCCTGCGTTGATATCCCATGCGTTGATGGCCCTTGCTAGGATATGATGTGCGTCGATGTTTTCATTAGGTGTGTTAATTATTTCTCTCATTGTCTCAATCCTTTACTTAGTTAGTTTACGTGCGGTCTTGACTGTGTAGTGTACTGCTGGTCTGAACTGTAGTGCTGTGTGCGCTTGGTTGAACCTCTTGTGACATGGTGATAGTGAGTAAGTCATGGTGTTTGAACCTCCTTCTAGTTTATTTAATTCACTTCCTTGGTTAGTTTAGGTTGTTGATATTTATACTATACATGGTTAAAATGTTATTGCAAACCCTAATGCTAAAGAAAGTTGAAAGTTTATTCATATTTCTTTTTGAAGCCCTAAGCCCTACCTATTGTTAAACATGGTGTTACTACCTCGTGATAACCATTAGTCCAATCCTAGGGCCTCTACAGCGTGTTAAACAAGGTGTTACCTTATGTTTAACCAGTATTACAGGTAGACATGTAGTTGAGCCTAGTGTTGAACCATTGGTTTAATTCATAATGTGAACATAAGATGAAAAAAGAGGCAGCTAACCAATGGTTAAACAAGAAGTGACACAAGTGACATAACCAGTAGTTTAACCACATCGTACTGCGTACGACCACAAGTAACCAGAGGTAACACATCGTTAACCAGAGGTTAGACACCAAGTGAGCCTTCATGTTGACAGTCGAGCATTTAACATGTGTTATAACATGAGGTTTGAACCATTGGTTAGACCCAGTGTTTGTTGCATGCAATTAAAACATTAAGTAAACCAGTTGTCTGACCCTGTCATTCGCCAGAATGGCTTCATTGGTTATAACATACATTGGAACATGGGTTGACTGGGGGTTAACATCTGGTTATACGAATGGTTGCATATAAGGTAGACCAAGGGGGGGAATGACGGTGTACGTTATATATATATAGAGGTGACATATTTTTCTAACATTTTTATAAGGGCAACCCTAGGTTTTAACCAACAGTCTTACACTAAGTAAAACACATAACACACACACATACACACAAGGATAAAACCTTAGGTATGACTGCTGGTTGAAACACAGGGTCTATCTTAACTGGTGGTCTTAACACCCTATCGGTAATAAACCACTTGTCTATACCTCCCTAGTTAGATTCCCTATCGGTCATCGTAGTACGCTTGGTTGGACATGATACAAGAGGTTGGACTGCTCGACTCTAGACCTAATGAGCCATGGGGTTTAACACGTAGTTAAACACTTGGTTAGACCATTAGTTAACATCTAGTCTTAACTAGTAGTTATACTAGAGGTTTTCCTAGGGTCTATAGTGCGCCCTATTCGTATACCACTGGTTTACAGGGAGTTATACAAGTCATAAATTATACTATAAATAGCACTAAATATAGGTAATATAACCCCCTGTTTACCTGCGTTAGCTAGTCCAGCAGGGAGTAAGACCCTGAGTGGCCGTAACCTGTATTACGGCTAACCTCGTAGTCCATTCCTACTGTATAGCGTCCTTCACGTGACATTCGGTCTTCTAACTCTTGGTCTGACGCTCGTCTGATCTCAAGTTCAACATCCACATCAACTGAGTCCACTAGGTAACCAACTGCTATAGCTAGTCCATCCAGTCTATCATCATGAATTAGACAATCCTTCTCATGGGAGATGTGAGTCATCTGGTGGAACAAAGACCAAGCCATGCGGTTTGCACTCTTACCTTCCTTACCGTGTTTCTCAGCATCACGTATATCACGGGTAATGATATCCTCAGATACTACTAGCTTATGTCTAGCCATGAGCGGTTCCAACGTATCAATGATCCTTGTCTCCTTACGTATATGATTACGTACTTCCTCAAGAACACATCTTTGGTACTTCAGCATAACTGGACGCATTAACTCGGTGAACATCCCGTCACCCATGTTTGACTCAGAGATGAATACCTGTATGTTCCATTCCTTAGCTTTCTTAGCTAGTGGTATCAACACTCGTTCAGTATCATACCCACCTTCAAGTCCACCACCGTCTAGGATGTATATTGTACCCATGACGATACCAACTACCCACCATGAGGTCTCATCTGTACCACGACCAGAAGGGTCACAGCCCATTATGATACGTTCATAGGGTACTTGCTTCTCATCAATGTATGAAGGTCGTCTCCATCTGTCACTAGAGAAACCCATGTTCTTAAGTTCCTTAATCTCTAGGTTCTTATCTAACGAGTGGCTGACCTGTCGTGGAGCACTGAATCTACTTGGTGTATAAACAATCAAGTCTGATAACTTCAAGGGGAACTTGTCAGCATCAGTTAACTCAGTGTTCAACATGAACTGCATCTGGAACCTTGCCTTACCCTGCATAGCCTCCCGTTCTAACAACTCCTCATGTGTAAAACGCTTAGGGTCTGTAGGTACTCCCTGTAGCTCTGTATCTTCAAACACTTCGTTTTCGATAACTGGGCACAGCATTCCATTGTAACCACGTATAGCGTCCGTCTGAGGGTATCTAGCAGGCCATATACGAAAGGTTACACCCTGTGCTGACAGATGGTAGTACAGCGACTCATAACTCTGAGGTGTACCTAGGTATAGAATCTCGGAGCTAGCCCCTTTGCCTGTACCCGACTCATCACCTTTCTTAATATCTTGGAATTCTGCTACTTGACCTCTGAGCTTCTCACGCTGGTCAACTGTCATACTATTCTTAGGTGAACTAACGTCATCACTGAGGATGAGGTCAGCACGTGTACCTGTTATCTGACTTGTGATACCAACTGATTTAACTGTACACGAACCCGAGGCTGACGCCCCTTGGACTGTCCACTCAATGTTCGACCATTGGTTATCTGAACCAGAGGGCGGTATAAGCTTCTTTAACAGGGGGCTTAACTCTAGGATCTGCTTACATGTCTTACTGAAGGCATCAGCTCGTCCACTTGTGGCTGATATAACAAGTATCTTAATGTCTGGGGTATTCCACATACGCCATACACAATAAGCATAGGCGATGTATGACTTACCAGCTCCACGATAGGCCATAACCCCTCGTTGCCTTAGTTTACTATTACATATATGGTGTGCCATCAAGACTTGGCACTTAGTAGGAGCTGGTAGCCCTAGGAGTGTCCATACGTAATGAAGGAATAATATAAAGTCATCCTTCAAGGCTTGTTCTGTGATTTGTACCTTGCTCATAGGTGTTTACCCGTGGCTTACTTTCTGAAAGTTATGTCCTACTGGAAGTGCTGATTCATCCAACTCAATTATAGATGTATTCAATTCACCTAGTTGGGGACTGTCTTCGATGTTACTGGTTATGTTATTCTGTTTCAAGAAGTCCTGTATCATCTTAAGCATCTGTATGTCGTACTCACCCTCCTTCACCATCAGTGCTAACTCGTCAGTGTATAACGAACCTAGCATCTCATGTAGTCCACCTAATTTACTGTCTGTTGATCTCTTACTCATTATGTATCCTTTGTTTATGTGTTAGAATGTCCCTAGAGGCCTTTTAAAGCCCCTAGAGCCTATCTAGTTATTATTCTGGTATAAGTTACTTACTAGTCTATGTCGAGGCTTTCTAGGACGCTTGCCCCTGCTTCCTGTAGACGTTCCTTTCTTTGTACCTCCGTAGGCTGTACACCACGATACTCCTCAAGTGCTGTTAGCCCTCGGGTGTCCTTAGTCTTAGACTCCTTTACGAACTTATCAGTTACATCAGCCTCACGTGTTTGTTTGAACTTAGGGTCTAACGAGGCGATTCTAGACTTGATGAGATTCTTACGTTTAGTCATCATAGACTCGAGTGTGCGCTTCTGCTGTCCTTGGTTCATTGAAGCCCAAGCACTGCCTGTAACCATGTTCTCCATCTGTGTCAACAACCCTTCCTCACCTTGCCATAGAGTAGCCTTGTACTTCTTGTATTGAGCTTTAGTCATAGGCACGCCCTCTACGTTAGTCGCCTTATCAATCGAAGGTATTAACCCGTGGTTGAACAAGGCGTTCTTAGCACGTGATATCTGAGCTGTATCGGTCTTCTGACCTATAAGGTTTAGTAGCCAGTCAGCTCTGGTATTACCATAGCGTGAAGACTCCTCACCGAAGATGTCAACCTTAGGTTCTAGACCCAGTGTTGCACCCCAGCCTTGCTGATAAGACTTGTAGCTATTCATGAGTAGCATCTGGAAGTATTCTAAACCATCGGCTGACTCCTTGTCTATTACTGATTCATAATTAACATTATCACCCATTAGGTCTTGATACGTACCAGCCACACCCTGTGCAGGTTTAGCTAACATAGTCAGTTTATCGACCAGTAGTTTACCAGTAGCTTCACTGGAGTTAGGATCTTGTATGGTCTCCATCACATCCTGTATAATAGCGAGGTGTGAGCTATCCAATGTAGCCTGTGTGAACAGTAAGCCCATGTTAGTCCAATGTACATCTTGAGGTGTATCAGTGTCAGACTTCATGTTCATGTAGTCTGCCATAGCTGTTAACGCTGGTGATATAACACCCCATTTAGTATGATCGTACCAAGTGTCCCCAATTAGTACACTATTAGGTTTAGCACCTCTACCATGTGTCTCAGTCCATTCCTCAGTACGCATAGAACCTGTTAGACGACCTTGACCTGCTAGGTATAACCCACCACCCATAAGACCGAAACCGCTCATGATCTGTGCAGTTGCTTTAATCTTATCATTGAGGTCATCACCGAACATACGGTCTCGCCACCGCTTACCTACGAAAGCAAAAGGTGAGTGCTCAATAGCACCTCGTACGAAGTTAATAGGGGTCTTCTTGAATGGGAATGTTAGACCTAATGCATACTTACCTGCAACTGAGTCTTTAGACTTGTTGCCTAACCATTGGAACGCATCACCAGCTAGTGTTCCTTCTGTTGACTCCTGTAGTGTAGTCTCTAAAGCTTCTTGGTTGGCATCACGTGCTATGTGGTCTATGTGGCCTTTAACAACATCGGACTCACCGAGTATCTTACTAGAGGCTTCAGCTAGTGCATCATCATCAAGTTTACCCGCCCTATGCTTCTCAAGTAGTATTAGGTAGTCATTGGTATCCTCAGCAACACGATCAACGAATTGATGACGAGTCATTGACTGGTTATACATCTTGTTTCCACCTTCCTTATACCAGAGGCGGTTCGCTAGTGTTCTAGCTTCCAGCTGTATACCCATACGTCGTATCAAACCATCAGCGGCTTCCATACCACGCACACCATAGTTAACAGTCTGCATTGAGATACCTAGGGGTATAGACAGCATCTTCTGAACGAAGTGAGCCTTAGTGCGACCCTCGTCAGCTGTCCTCTTAACAGCACCATCAATTACATCACTAAGCTGTTTGTTTGTTAGATGAGTCAGTGCGTTTGTATAGTCAGCACTATCTAGACCCACACTCTTAAGTATCTTGTTCTTACCCATTGACGTAAACATCTTTAAGTAATCACCTAATACATCAAACAACGCAACAGCTCGTTCCATATTCTCAGTGAATGGGTTTATACCACCACCGTGGAACATTGAGGGTAAGGACTCAAGGTTACGTAATACTACATTCTTGTATATACCATGTGTTAAACCACCAGTAAGAGCACCAGCTACAGTTGATAGTCTAGAGATCATACCACCCACAGCGTGACCTAGGATCAAGTCATGGAACCTTGGCCCATCCATTGCTTTGTCAATAGCTTTAGCTGTTAGTTCATTAGCAGGTGTACGTGATATCTTACTAATCAACTTCTTAAGTTCTAGGGCGTCAGCTGGGTCGATATTGTTTATCATATCGTTGAACACTGAGTTTGATTTAGTCTTAATCAAGTCTTTAGGATCTATATCCGTCATAGTGTCCTGTAGTAGTTGACCAAAGCTGTCACGACCCGCTCTACCCTGTGCTTGTAGCGATCTACCTAGGTTTGACAATGTGCCTTGCAGTGATTGGTCAAGGGCGTTCATTTTAGTACCCACCTTCAAGAACTGTGCTATCTGGTCAGCACTTAGTTCAGCAACCCCGTCTAACTCAGTAGCTAGCTTCTTCCATTCAACCAGACGTTTAGACCGCATGTAGTTTATTGAACGTATCATTACGGGTAGAGCTTCTGATTGAGCCTTCACTGTAGACATAGTAGCAATAAGAGCATCCTCGTCAATACCATGTTTAGTAATGAAGCTTCTGAACTCATTGGCTAACTCGCCTGTCGGGTTATCCTTCAGTGTCTTATTAATGTGGTTCATTTGGTCAGCAACACTTATCTTGGACTTCTTGAAACCCTCGGCTTTAGCTAATTGCTCCATAACACTTACTGCGCCATCAATAGCCTCATCACCAGTTGAGGTCATCTTGACACTATTTCTAGTCTGAGCGTTCTTAGGTGTCTTGTCCTTGAACCTTCGTAGCAACTCCTCTGCACCCTTCTGATCCTTCAACAAGGGATTCAACTCAACAGCTTTACTAAAGTCACCAACTTCCTGTATGATGGTCTCCTTAAGTGTAGCCTGTGATGCCTTCATGTCCGACAAATCCTTCTTAGTCTTGATCTGAGGGTTAGACTTAGCTACTGTATCTAACATAGCTTCCTCGGGCATACTATCGTAATATCGAGCTGTATCAGACTTAGCTAGATGTTTAGCCCTTGTTATCTTCTTAGCTAGCTTGTCACGTTTATGTTGCAAGGGCTCTTTCTTAAGCTGAGCCTCTAGTCTACTGATCTCACTAGTGTTACCAACAGCGTGTTTGCTGGATGACATCATTCCTGTGTCGGGAGCATTCAGTGGAACATCGGGTACTATACTAGCTGAGGCCGTCTTGTTGTCTACAAACTCTCGCATCTTGTCTGCTCTACCATCAGCTACTACCTCTATAGCTCTATTTAGTTTATCAGCTCGAGTCTTCCCACCATGGACACCTTTCTTCACTTTAGATAATAGGTCAAACATACTGAAGGCCACATTAAAAGGTAGTCCAACAAAGATGTCCTCAACTAGGTTTTTAGTCCTGCGTTCCAACCCTGTGTCACCTTCCTCGTCCATCAACCAATCTAAGAACTCGGGTCTATTAGCTTCCGGTATGAAGTCAACTAATGAGCCCTCAGTCTCATCCGATACTAAAGCACTAGCTCCTACTGTACCTGCTACATCGACACCCATGTTTGTTAAGTTCCTAGCTACCCATGACGGGCTGTTAGTTAGCTTAGCTATACTAGGTAAACTATTCAACTTATTTATGGCACTCATAGATGTACCTACTAATGCTACAATGTCAGAGGCAGTCTTCTCTCCCTCACTCAGTTCTAAACCTAATCTACTTAGTGATTCGTAAGGTGTCGCATCAATGGGTACATCAGTATCCTCATGGAAGTAATCCTCTACGTCGAAACCAAAGGCTGTCTGCATAGAGCTACCTAACACGCGGTTTAACTTCTCGTCAACCTCTGTCTCCCTAGCTACTTCTTTAAGTGTGTTACCAAGGGTTGCTGACCCATGTACAGCTGATACTACACTACCTACAGCCACTTTGCCCATAGGGTTTGTGTAATCACCAATCTTATACGCTAAGTCACGTTCACCACTTCTATTTAACTCCTCTTCGTCAATCGTATCAAAGAGGTTTCTAGTTGCTTCACTCATATATGTTACTCCGTTGTGTTATGTTTTATTTAGCTAGTGCCTCCAAGAACCTAGCGAAGCCAGAGTTGTCAGAGTTATTAGCCATACTTGTTGATTCCTGCATGAAACCACCAGACATCAGCATGTCGATGGCATCGGGTCTTATGTTACCTGTAGAGGGGTCTCTTAGGTCTGCGATAGCTTGTCTGATCCTATCCTTAGTCTCTGAGTCGTAACTATCTGAGTTATCCTCAAAAGCATTAGCGAACTCATTTAGTACTGTAGGTAATCCACGTCTGATATCAGCTTCTATGTCTCCCGATCCAAACTCACGTATCTGCTCTACTAGCTGTGTAGCCATGGGGTATATAGAAGGGTTAGACCTATCTAGAGGTACACTTGCTATACCTTCCCTAACCTTATCTAATCTAGCTGTTCCTTGTAGGTTCTCGACCTTCTGTGACTCAGCTTTAACCTTCTGTTCTACCTTAACCTTCTCCTGTGTCTCAGCCTCAGTCCTAACCTTCTGTAGCTCATTAGCACGCTCTACCAGCTTGGAGTCATACTCCTTAGCTCCTAACTGCATGTTCTCAACTATAGTGTCAACCTGTGGTCTAACCTGTTCATGAATCTGACGGTTAACCTCTGGTGTCAACTCGCTTGCATCATTATCCTCAAGCCACTGTATCTGAGCCTCTTGGTACACACGTTTGACCTTAGCTACATGTCTATCATAGTCATAAGGTGCTACACCTGCAACACTTGCAAAATCCTTACCTGTACTACTGGCTTGCTTTAGTTGATCCACATGCTCCTGTACGTATCTATCAGTAGCCTTGTTAGTGCTTCTCATGATCTCTTTCTTAATATCACTTACTGCTGAACCACGTGCTTCAATAGTTTCAGATGCCCAACCTTTGACAGCATTGGATGCGTACTTGTATTTAGCAAGCCCTGTTAGGTCACCACCTTCAATAACATATCGTCTAAGCGCTGAGTCATGCTGAGGTGTTACAATAGTATCACGTACTGTGTCATGAAATACTGCCTCCATCGAGTCTAACTCATTATACGCACGAATAGCTTCCCCACTATTTATAGTACCTGCTTCCAACTCATTGCGAACCTGTTGTCTATCCTTATGTATCTCAGCGAATATCTCACGGGGTGCTAATGCGGGTGGTTGGTTAGGATCATTACTAAAACCTTTCGAGGCTCTGTGCATATCCATGTATTTCAACTTATTGTTGTCAATCAGTTGACGCCCAGTAACCTTACGTCCTTGCTCAGCTTTAGCGTCCAAGGCTTCCTCTTTACGTGTGACCATCTCAGCAATACCTTGATAAGTATCCTGTGCATACTGGGGGTTCAACTCAGAGGCTGACATACCAGAACCATTCTTAGCGTTCATGAGGTGTTCGAACATCTCTGGTGAGTTGTACATCTCAGCAGTCCACTTGTATTTCTCCAATACCATAGCGTTTAACTGATCCTTACTGACTGTAGGGTTCTGTAACTTAACACGCTTACGCAGGTATTGTATAGATGAGAATACCTTATCACCTAGAGCATAATCAAACCTAGTGCCTCCACCTTCATCAGCAACCTGCAAGTCATCCCTTAACTGATTGAATCCTGCCAGTGTCTTACTACCTGCTATGATATCATAGTCACCTATGTGTGTTAGCTCATTATCAGCTAGACGTATCTCCTCACCTACAGCCTCCTCTATACGAATAGCCTTAGCTTCTGCTTTGATGGTACTGTAAGCATTGTTAAAGGCGTCCATACTAGAGTTAGACCACTGGTCTGCAACCTGTGGTGAAACACCTTCTAAACGTCCTCGCTGTGTATCATACATAGCTGTGAGGGCTCCCAGTCTATCAGCCTCTGTGTCAGCCTCCGTGAACCCACTGTTCAGCGCCTTGATTCCATCCATAGTCTCAAACATTGCGTTTCTAGATATGGCATTATCATAGCCTTGCATCTTAGGGTTGACCTGTCCTGTAAGATCACCAATGAAGCTGTTAGGGTTTGCACCTTCGAAAGCCTCTCTGTGCTCTTGACGTTTAATCAGTTGCTGATCAGCGGGTAGACCTCTGATCTCACGTTCTAACTCATTGTATGATGCTTCTGACGCTGTGTCAACTTGGTGTTGCTGATGTGGAGACAACTTGTTAGAGTTAGTCAGTACGCCTAGTGACTGCATCAACTTCTCAGCAGCACTAGGTTTCACAGCCTGTTGTTGAACCCCCACACCTGTTGCAGTGGACCCACCTCCTGTTTTACGAATTCCGCGTTCTTGTATAGCCATCACTTCACCTTATTTACTTTTGTATTGTTACCGTAACCTAAACTACCCGCTATCTGACTACCTTGGGCTCCAGCACCTAACGCACCAGTTACTAGCCCTAGTCCACCTGTACGCTGAGACAAGGTGTTATGACGAGCTGTCTGAGCATTGGCTATACGATCGATCTTACCCTGCGCTACACCCATGGCTTTAGCATTGAGGGCATCTTGTTCTAACCCCTCGTTTATCGTGATGGTTGAATCCTGTACACCCTCGGTGATGTTGGTAGCTGACTTCATACGCTGAGCTAGTACACCAGAGAATCCACCCTCTGCTGTAGCAACTGATTCAGACGCACGTTCACGCATCCCTTCACGCTGAAGGTTGTAACGCTCTTGGTTAACAGCCATAGAGTTCTCACGTGCTTGTGTCATTAGTTGACCACGCTGAGACATAGCCTCACGTTCTGCACGTTCAACCGAACTAGCGTAGTTTGACTCAGCTGTTGCCTCTACTGCTTGATTTTGATATATAGAAGACAGGAGGTTTAACCCTGCCATAGCTAAGAATGACATATATATACTCCTTAGTTTAATTGTTTAACCCAGACTTTGAGCCTAAGGGTTTACGTAGGCCTTGTCCACCACCTGCACTAGTACCAATAGCTAGGTGCTTACGACCTGCTTCCTTATAAGGCGAGAGTGGTTTAATCTTAGGTGCTACAGTATCCGTGAAGGATTTACCTGTTACACCTTTTGTTATAGCATCTGTACCAGTCCATTCAGCCACTGGTTCAACTACTGATCTTATTGGGTTTGAGCTACACATTGATTATATCCTCTTCTGGTTGAATTAATGTTACATCCTGCATAAAGCGATCACACTTGTCATCGTATTTCTTAAAGTAGAAACCCATGAACTTAAGCCATCTCTTTGTAGCCACGTTGTCACTGAAACACATGTTAGTCATGAAGTTCCTATCCTCACACATCAAAGGGAAGATTGTATCTTTGCACATCCTCAACCACGACTTAGTGATCTTGTGTTCACTGGTGGTTAGCAACCAAGGTACAGAGAAGCCAGCAGGGGTGTCCACAACGCCATATACAGCCTGTGGCTCACCTGCGTCATCAATGAGTGCTTGACAGAACTGACTAGTAGCTATACCTGTTCCTATAGCTTGTTCAGTACTCTCAGCTCCCATGTATAGGCACTCTTCTGCATCAATTGGTTTTAACTTCATGTTAGCAATCTGTCTTAGTACATCGAGTGGTGCTTGCGTAACGTCAATAATTGTGTATTCCATGTTTTACTATCCTGTGTGTTTAACTTTCGTTTAGGCTTGTGCCTGTTTGTTCTACTGAGGAGATCCTAACTGGGAGTCCTCCGTTTGCTTGTAATTTTACTTTAATCGTCTCAGTTCTACCTCTTGCTCCAACATGGCGTCTACCTGTTTCTGTATATACATTGTAGACTGGCCTGTCAGACAGGGAGTGAATGGAACCCAAGGGTTTACCAAAGTCACTCTTGATTCTAAAGGTTTGCTCCCTACCATTACGTGTATCCTCTACAACTACCTGCATTGACCCCGAGTCTATATAGGATAAATGTAAGTAATCTAAGAACACCTTACTGGCAACAGCGGGTTTAC